GTGATAATCAACCATGCTATTCAGTATTTAATGAACAGGAGCAATTTATTTTTTATTAAATTTTTAAGGAGAGATATTTATGGAAAAAAAGAAAACCTGTTTTATTGTATGCCCTATTTCTGATGAAAAATCTGATATAAGAAAGAGGTCAGATCAACTTTTTAATCATATATTGGAGCCTGTATGTAATGAATTAGGGTTTGAGGTTATTAGAATTGATAAATTACCACATAATAATTCTATTACCGCTGAAATCATTAAATATTTAAAAGAAGCTGATTTAGTTATAGGAGATACCACAGATAATAATCCAAATTGTTTTTATGAAATTGGATATCGAGCAGCAATTTCTAAGCCTTTGATTTTGATTAGAAATGCTGGACAAAAGCTTCCTTTTGATATTTCCGGAATAAATTCCTTGGAATATAATTTGAATGATCTTGATGAGGCTGAGAAATTTAAAGGAATACTAAAAGACAATATTAAAGTCTTAGATTTTGCTAAATTTCACGAGGAAGAACAAGATTTACAAAATTCAAATGAAAATCTAAATTCTATTTTACAATTATTATTAAATCTCAACTCAAAAATAGACCAAATGATAAAAGATAATAATACATATAGCCTTAATCAAGCTTCTTTACATAGACTATTGGCAGAAATAGTGTTAAAAAAGAATGAGCAGGTACCAAAAACACAAGATGAAGTTATGCTAGAGTTTATCAAAGAAATAATGAAAAATCCGGAAGGGATGAAAGCCCTCGTTGATTTTGGGAAGTCTATTGAATAGATTTCCCTTGAATTCCGTCATAAAATCCTTTATAAAAAGCCATTTCAGCTTTTTTGGCTTGTTGTTTTTGTTGTAAACTTTCAAAATTTTTAACTACAAAATCAGAATCTTCTGCTAGTTCAATATAAGCTAATAAAAGTGATAATAAAGCTATTTTTGCATTTGTTTTCATTGTTTCCCTCCAATTAAGATTACATTCTAGATGACCAGCCATCTGTTGAATAACTAAATACTCAATGGCATAGTTGATTAGTAGTTTGCTTTGGGGAAAGTCAACTATTAAAATTGGAGATAATCAACCATGCTATTCAGTATTTAATAAAAGGAGTGATGAGTGTTATGGAAATGGAGTTTTCATTTTCAGAATTATCTGATTTATTTTCTCTTGAAAGAGAAGGGAAAATAATAAATCATAATATTTATGCCTTTTTTTGTTCAAATAAATATCCTTCGTCCATTCAAACAATTGATTTTAATGATGTATTAGAAGGGGATATTCTAGTTCACAATAAAAGTAATAAAAAATGTTATATTATTGATGTACAACCTTTAAGTCAAGGAGTTATTGCAAAGTATGAAACCGATTTTCAAAGGAGAAGAGAACAGAAAGCAGTAGCACAAAATATTTCAATAGGATCCATTGGTGGTTCTGCCATTGTAGGAAATCAGCAATATGCAACCATTGACAATTCATCCATTCAAAATTTGAAAACTCTTATTTCACAGAAAGCTGAAGATAAGGAATTATTAGAAAAATTCTTGAATAGAATTGAAATTGTAATGGAAGACAATCAACCTGTTAGTAAAGGAACTTTTTCTAAATTTAAGGATTTATTGACCAAGTATCCAGATATTTTCAATGCTGCTGCTTCTATTATTCTTAAATGGTTGTCATGATAAATCTTGTATTTCAATATTTCCTATATCAAAGAAGGTAATGGAAACAGAATTTTTCATACGCTCTCCAATTTTTTGAGTTCGAATATCAACTTCAAGCACATTGTGAAGTTCTTTATTATCTATTAAAACAGATATAGAGCGATCATTTTTACAAATAAGTTTAAAGCTGTGTTTTTTATTTTCCATTGACATATTAAAAACCTCCTTATATATTTATAAAATAATATTAAATAGTCAGTGAAAAGGGGATGAATAATTTTGAAGAAATTAGTATCTATTTTATTTTTATTTCTAACTGTATTATCTTTTGCAGAAACTGTCTATATAACACCAACCGGTAAAAAGTACCATGCTACCAAAACCTGCAAAGGCTTAGTTAGAGCGAAAAAGATTATTCCTATTGAGCGTTCTGAAGCAGAAGCACGAGGATATAAACCTTGTAAACATTCTTATGGTGGATAAAATAAAGGTGATGATTATGAATATAAATTTCCGAGATATAAATACTATGATAAAACAGGCAGAAAAAGTTATTAAAGAATTTGAAAAATCAAATTTGCCTAAAAATATAGAAGACATTATGTCTTCTCTTACCCCAGAAAGATTAAAGCAAATATCTGAAGCTCAAAGATATGTTGACTCTATGAATATTGATTTTGAAGAATTAAATCAAGTTGTAAATAATGTTAAGAATTCTCCACTTCTAAATCAGACAGAGGAGCTGTTACAAATAAAAAAATTTTTAAATCGAAATCATATCATAGAAACTTATGCCCCATTGATTAAAGAGATTAGTTTTAATTCTAAGCAGGAAAATCAAAATGAGGCAAAGAATAAAACAGTATTGGTGTTAGATTCTATTTCTAAAGATATTGAAAATACCCTAACAGAAGAGGATATTGAACAAATATCGTCCACTGAAGAAATGAAAAATATGATTGATTTAGTTAAAAAAAATAATCCTGATTTATCACCTAGACAAATTATCAACTTAGCTGTGATTCTGTATTGGGTTGTTTGTATTTTCTATCCTGATTTGGATAAGAAAATTGCTCTGTTGATTACAGCAATCTTTGGAAAATTAGGCATTTTTCTAGTGGACAGATGGAAAAGCCTTTCTGCATTAGCAGATTTAATTTTTAATTTTTCTGAAGAAAATAAAAATAATAAATAAGATTCTGCATTTCGCTACTTGCGAAATGTAAATTTTTATCTTTTTAAAAACTTTTTTAGTTTTAAGAACTTATTAAGTTTTTTATACAATCTTTTTGATTATTTGTCAAGGAGAAAAATTTATAGTATAATCAAATCAGTTATTAAATATAATTTTTTTGAGAGTTCTAATGAGGAGAAAAAACTATGAGAAAAACAGGAGATATTATAAGAGCCTTTCGTGCAAGAGAAGGATTGACCGGACAAGAACTTGGAGACAAAATAGGAGTATCTCAGGCATTTATACATTTGATGGAATCAGATAAGAGAAGAGTTCCACAAAAAACTATGGAAACATTGAAATTAATGCTATCTAGGGAAGATTATTTAGATATTCTTAAATATGAAGAGTATGCGACTACACCGGATTTCATTAAGAATGAATTGAAAAGAATATCAAATTTTAGCAAAGAAGATATTATCAGCGAATTTGAAATGAGAGAATACCCAATTTATGACAGTGTTTCAGCAGGATTTGGAATTATTCCTGATGCAGCTCCAATAGAATATATATCATTACCGATTTTGCGTGGCGAAATTGTTGGGATTTATGTTGTTGGGAACTCTATGGAGCCTAGTATTTCAGATGGAGATATTATTTTAGTAAAAAAAGACATAGAAGTTCAAGTAGGAGAAATAGGAGTTTTTATAAATCAAGTCACAGGGGAAGGTTTTGTAAAGAGATTAAAATATAAGAATGGATGCTATATTTTAAAAAGTGATAATCCAATGTACACAGATGTTGAAATTCAAAGTGATGACATAATTTGTTGTGGAAAAGTTGCAAGAATTATTAAAAGAGCGGGAAATAAACCGGAACCGAAACTTGATCTTAGTGATTTGACAGAGGAAAATAAAAAAAGAGTGGAAGATTTTATCAATATTTTGAAATTAAGTCAAAAATAAGAGAAAAATTGAGAAACTTGTAAAGTTGAGAAAAGGTAACAAGGAGAAAAAATGATGGAAAAAAGTGCAATTGATTTAGTTCAAAAATTTAGAGAGTCCAGTGAACTGGAATTCAAAAAAGCAGAAAATAACTTACCTAGTTCGTTTTGGGAAACCTATTCAGCTTTCTGTAATACTCAAGGTGGAATTGTTATATTAGGTATCGAAGAAAAAAAAGATAAAAATGTTATAGTAGGGGTAAAAGACCCTAATAAAATGATAGACGATTTATGGAATATGGTGTCAAATAAAACTAAAGTAAGTTATAGTGTTTTGAAAAATAGTGATATTCATTCTTATAAAATAAAAGACAAAACTATAATTATAGTTGAAATTAGAGAAGCACCGGATGATAAAAAACCAGTTTTTTTGCATGACAATATGAGGGAAGTATATATTAGATGTGGGACAGGCGATAAGAAAGCAACTCCTGAAGAGATTAGGGCAATGGTTTTAAATTCTTCTCCACAAACACAATTTTTAAATAATTTTACAATAGAGGACCTAGATCCTAATTCAGTAAGAGAATTTAAAGATGAGGCGTCTAAAAGATTTCCAGCAAAGAAATTTAACGAGATGGGAGTAGAAGAATTTTTATTTGAAATTGGAGTTTTAAGAAAAAATAGAGAAGACAAAAAGTATCAGTTGGCAACGGAAGGACTTTTATTTTTGGGAAAATATCGTTCTATTACTGAGAAATTTAGTAGATATTATTTAGATTATTTTTACCGAGGTTTAGGAAATGACCGTTGGATAGATAGAGTTTCTAGTGATGAGTTTTATGACAAAGAAATGAATCTATATAATTTTTATAACATAGTAAAAAATAAGATATTTTTATCTTTAAAAGAGGGATTTGCTTTAGATGACAATCAGGAACGAATTAAATCAATTACTGTTATTCAAGAATCTATTAGAGAAGCTTTAGCCAATACAATTTTACATGCAGACTATTTTTGTGATTTTCCAAAAGTGAAAATTGAAATGTATGATAATTGGTTTTGTTTTGAAAACTCTGGAAAAATGTTAATATCAGTGGAAGAATATTTGCAAGGAGGAAAATCTAAGATTAGAAATACTATTTTAATGCAATTAGCAAGATTAATTGGTATGGCAGAACGACAGGGATTTGGAGGAGTCCAAATTTTTAAAACGGCAAAAAGTTTAGATTATAGAATTCCAGAGATAACGACAGGATTACAGGGGACTACTTTAAAAATTTGGAATATGGATGCACTACAATCTCATTCAGAATTATCTTTGGAGGAAAGAAGTGTCTATGAAATTTTATTAAAATCGAAAGAAAATGTAACAAAAGCTTTTATAAAAAAAGAAACAAATTTTAATGATTATACTGTAAGAAAATGTTTATCCAGCCTTATAGAAAAGAACTTAGTTATTCAAATTGGAGCTGCAAGAGCAACAAGATATTCTATTCGTGTCGGAATGTCAGAGTATTTAACTAAAGTTCAAATGTTATTAAAAAGTTTATCTGATGAACTGGTTTTGAAATAAGAACTATATAAAAATAAATCTTGCGAGTATCTTGCGAAAATCTTATTAAGAGGTGTTAAAATCCTTGAAAATTTAGTTGTTTTTTGGGGATAGTATCTTGCGAAAATCTTGCGAACATCTTTCGAATGCCTTTCGAACATCATAAAATTATAAAGTTTTCGCACGATTTCGCGGAAGCAGATAAAAAGCATTGGAAAATAAAGAAAAAGTTTTCGCACGATTTCGTGTTCATTCAAATTTTATTAAATTTATTGACAATTTTATAAAAAGAATGGTAATATAAATCACGATTAAAAATTTATTTTTGTAGGGAGTGGGTCTTTTTGATTCATCCCCGATTTTTTTATTACAATATTACTTAAAATTAGCTGCTTATGAATAGCAGCTTTTTTATTTTCAAAAAAACATTTGACAAAACAATCAAATAAGTTATAAAATAGAATCAAAAAAATATAACAAGGAGAACATATATGAAAATAGGGATTCAAGAATATTTAGAAAATTTGTTTTCTTCTGTTGATGAAATAGTGGATAAAAAAGGGGTTCCAATTGAATCTTTCGCAAAAATTGGAGGGTTAAATGTAGGGACATTAAAAAATAAACGGTTTTTATGGAAACAAGGACAATTACCAAGAAAGTCGACTCTTTTGAAAATAGAAAGAGCGATAAATTTTTTTACCCAAAATTAAAACGAATATAGTTTTAAAAAAGGAGTTGCAATGAATGGACAATATTGTTGGAGCATTAAAGTAATAGATGGGGAAATGTTATGTAATGGAGAAGTATATAAAAAAATTGTATTAAAAGAGTTTTTTTATTCAAAAGAAGAAGCTAAGAAAGCTTTTGCAAGAATTAAGCTATCACATCCTAAAAAAAAGATAATTTTTTCTCATCTTATTAAAGGAAAATGGTGCATTTATGATGAAGTATAAGGATGATCTTTTTCCGGGAAGAACGTATTGTTCTTGCAGTAACTTTTTATACTCCATTTATAACAGAGTTTTAAAACCGACTCCCAACACTAGAATTTACATTGATTATAACCAAGAGAAAATTATAATTGAATGTAAAATTTGTGGAAAAAAAGAAGATATTCCCTTTTCAAGAATAAAGCCAAAGAGAAATTCATGTATGGATTAGATAGAGCATCTATATCAATTGCTGTTGCCATGCATATGTTTGACCTTAGTGGGAATATTTTAAAACATTATCCAAAAGCAACTTCGAATACAATCAGCAGTAAGACGATGAGTTTTGACATAAATTATAAAAATATTAACAAAATTAAAATAGTAGAAAAAAGAGAATATCGGATTTTTCAAATTGATTTTTCTTATCCAAGAAAATATTCTGACAATAATATCATCGTAGAGAACGATGAAGAAAGTCGAAGAAAGACAGAAAAAGAAATTTTAGAAGTTATTCAAAAGATAACGGAGGAAAAACTAAAATTAGAAAGAATGGTATATGACTATTTCGAATTTACAACACAGCAAGAGGTAGGAAGTTTTTTCCATTATTATAATATCATCAATTTTTTTTATAGAGCATTGGTAAGAAATTTTAAAGATTTGGATAAAACACAGTATTACAACTATACAGAAAAAGAAGACAGATTTTATACAACAGGATTTATTTTCAAGCCGTTCAAAGGCTGGAAGATAAGGCTCTATGGAAAGAATTTTGAGCATAATAAGTATCACGAAGATAAAATATATGGCGGACTTATTAGAATGGAGCATGTCTTGACTAGAAGATTGATAAAAAAACTCTTTAATAGCTGTTATGTTACGGATATTCAAATTGAAGAAATGAAAAAACAAATCTCAAGTATTTTATGTAAGCAAATTTTTAAGATTTTAGTAGAAGAAATCTATAGATCGAATGAGAAATTAGAAAAAGCACTGCAAAATTTTAAAAGTAACGATTTAGAAAGCATCATAAGAGATTATGCAGAGTGGATTTTAGATAATAGTATTGTGGATGACATAGTTACAAAAATAAATACAAAATCATATAGACAACTACAAAGATACAGAAAAAAAATAAGAATAATTTTGGAGTTGGCTCAATCGAGAGCTTCTCCTAAGCGAGAGTATTTTGGAAACATAGAAAGACTGGAAAAATTTATAAATGAAATATTGCTACAAAGTTGTAAGGTGGAATGTAATAACATAAAGCATTTTACCTGTAAAATTTTGTCAAAATAGGACATAAATATGTCGTGTTTTTTGATAAGTGGTTTCAAAAAAGCATTGGTATTATTAGAAACACTATTCAGTAATACGCGATAACAATAATAAGGGACCTCATTCCTGAAAGTGAACTTTTAAATTTTATAAAAAAATATGCAAAGACTAAGAACAAAAAGAAACAAAGAATAGCTGCTGCTGAAAAAAGGAGATAGCCATGAAAGAGAACTTTACGGAAGCTCAAGCAAAAGTCCTAGAGCTATATATAAAGCTTGAAGTGGCTAAGTTTGGGAACACAAAAAAACAAAAATATGAAGAAATTCAGAGAAGAACGAAACAATCCATAAATACAATAACTTCTTGGATTTATCGTTACTTAGAAGATTTTAAAAAATATATTCAAGAAATTGAAAAAAAAGAAAAAAATGCAATAATATCCAATTTTAAAGGCTTGACAGAAAAACAAACGAAATATGTCTTGGGAAGAATGAACGGAATTGGGAAAAAAGAAGCTGCTATCCTGGCTGGGTATAGTCCAAAGACAAAAGTGGCTAACATTGAAAAAGCTCCTATGGTGGCAAATACAATGGAAAAGATAAGACAGAAATATTTTAATGATGAATGCTTTGGTGCGGAAGCACAACTGAATCATCTTAAGTTTGTGATTGATATGGGAAAAGCTGGGGTAAAAACGATTGAATATATTGATGAAAAAGGACCGGAAGGAACATTGCAACGAAAGACAATCAAACATGAGTATCCATTGCAAGCTATCAATGCGGCAGTGAGAGAAGTAAACTCTATGCTTGGGTATAACTACATGGATGAAATGAGAGCGGAGCAACTCAAGAAAAAGAAACAAGAGCAATTGGTATTGATTGAGTGATGAAAGAATTTAAGGTACTGTCGGGAGATTTTACAGGCAGAGGGTCAAGGAGGCTCGGGAAAAATCAAATTGCTGGGAAATTTTAAACTTGCCAAAATTTTTTCAAGGAGAATCTGGAGGGAAAAAATGCAACAAATACTTGCTACAGAAAGCAGATTAGCAAAATTATTTCAATTTTCAGAAAGAAAAGTTCGAGATTATTTTAAAGCCGCTAGAGTTTCTCCGGGAAAATATGATTTACTTCAGTCTATTGAGATTTTTGTGGAAAGTAATTCAGGAAAAGATGAAGCTGCGGAGTTAAAAAGAGCAGAAAAAGAATTGAAAGAATATAAGCTGAAAATTTTAAAAAAAGAGTATCATGCAGAAGCTGATGTAGTAAGAATAGTTGCAGATATGAACTATCATTTCAAAGCAAAACTTATGGCAATTCCGGGAAAATTAAGTTTTGCACTGACAGGGCAAACGAATCAACTGGAAATAGAAAATATTTTAAAAAATGAAATCACAGAGGTATTGAGAGAGTTAAAGGACTATGAATATCAAGGAGACATTGTAGATGAATGTGAGTAAGCATACTGCAGAACTAATAGCAAAGATTGTTCAAGAAAGTTTATCCCCACCGGAAAATTTAACAGTGGCAGAATGGGCAGATAAATATAGAGTGCTATCTCGTGAAAGTTCCGCAGAGGCAGGAAAGTGGGATACCAATAGAACTCCATATATGCACACAATTCTTGAATGTATCACGAATATTGAAACTAAGAAAATCACTATGATGTGTTCTGCACAGATTGGAAAAACGGAGATGTTATTAAATGTGTTAGGACGATATATGCACTTGGATCCTTGTCCAATTCTCTTTGTACAACCTACTGTGGATGATGCAAAATCTTTTTCCAAGGAAAGGGTTGCACCTATGATTCGAGATACCAAGATTCTGAGAGAACTTGTAAAAAAAACAAATCGCTTTGAAGAAGGAACTGTACAGGAAAAAAGTTATCCGGGAGGATATGTAAGATTTGTAGGAGCCAATTCCGCATCGGGGCTAGCTAGTAGACCGATAAGAATTACATTACTAGATGAGGTTGATAGATTTCCTTTATCGGCAGGAAAAGAAGGAGATCCTGTCAAACTTGCAGAGCGAAGAACAAATAACTATTTTAATAGTAAAAATTTGAGAGTCTCTACTCCTACGGATGACACTACTTCAAAAATTCAACTTCTTTATTTGGCAAGTTCACAAGAAGAATGGAGTTTGCCTTGTCCGCATTGTGGCGAATATCAAGCATTGGATTTTGAGCAAATGAGATATAAAGATTTAGAAGAGCCTGAGTTAGAGTGTAAATTTTGCCATAACTCTGCACAGGAAAAGGAATGGAAAAAAGAAAGACAGCTGAATGGGAAATGGATTGCAAAATTTCCAACAGAAAAAGAAAATAGAGGATTTCATCTCAATGCATTGGCTTCTCCGTGGTTAACATGGAAAGAAATTGTAAAAGAATACTTGGAAGTGAAGGATGATGATTTTCAATATAGAACTTTTATGAATACTGTTCTCGGAAAAACATTCAGTGTAAATTTGGAAGCTGCTATGGATTATGAAGGATTGTATGAAAGCAGAGAAGAATATGGGGCTGAATTGCATGATGATATTGTCATATTAACTGCAGGAGTCGATGTACAAGATAATAGGTTAGAAATTGAAGTAGTTGGCTGGGGCTATGGATATGAAAGTTATGGAATTGTGTACAGAGATTTTCCGGGTGATCCGGGTAAAGAAGATGTATGGTTACAGCTAGATGAATTTTTAAGAAAAAAATTCTTCTTCAAAAATAAGAAGTATTTAACGATTGTTGCTTGTTTAATTGACTCAGGAGGACATCATACAGGAAGCGTATATAAGTATGTTTATAAAAAAGAAAAACGTGGAATTTATGCAATCAAGGGACAAGGGAGCTGGGGAACGAATATGTTAAATGGTTTCCGAAAAACCACAAAAAAAGGAGTTCCATCCATAAATTTACTAAGTCTTGGAGTGAACGCATTAAAGGATATGACATACTCAAGATTATCTATTTTACAAGGTTCTGGAAAGTGTCATTTTCCGAAATCATCGACACAAGGCTATGGATTAGATTATTTCAAAGGCTTGACATCGGAAGTGAAAGTGAAGAAATCAACACCGAGAGGAATAAAAATTGCATGGGAAATATTAGATGGACGAAGAAACGAACCACTTGATTTGAGAAATTATGCAACTGCAGGAATAGAGTTGATTCCTAAGGCTGGACTTGCAAGAATAAAGAATCGAAAGGCATACAATCTTGCAAAAATAGAGAATGGTTATTCTAACAAAGACGATCCTGTTTTACAAAATTGGTTGGTTTCTTCGGAGGGACCGGATACAGATATTCTGATTGGTTTAGATGATTTAAGAGCGAAATCAAGAAATTTGTATATGAATAATGACCTAGCAGGAGCAGCACTCAAAAAAATGAGAACAAAGACAGTTGGAAGCGGGTTATTACCAAAACCGACTATAAATTACACATACTTGGGAATTGATAGAGAGGAAGCAAAGAAATTAGAAAGAATTATAAAAAATAAATTCAATGCTTGGGCTCTATCTACAAATTCAGATGCAGCGAGAATGTTTACTTTTTATGAGCTACAATCGTTATTACAGCTAAGTTGGGTTATGAACGGAGATGCCTTTGCAATCCCACTAAGAAAAAATAGAAAAGGAATAAACATTGAGTTATGTATCCAGTTATTGGAAGCAGACCGTGTAATCAATCCACCGGGAGCTAACAATTACACAAAATCGGGAATTGAGTTTGATAAAAACGGGGAATTAAAGAAATACTATATCGCATCAAGCCATCCGGGAGATAACTTCAACTATGAAGTGAAAGGCTATCCCGCATTTAACAGTTTAGGGAGAAAGAATATTTTACACATCTTTGAGCCGGAACGAATCGGACAAAGAAGAGGAGTTCCTATTTTAGCTCCGATTATTTTCTCTTTAAAACAATTGGGGAGGTATAAGAGTTCAGAGCTTACAGCTGCGGTAATCAATGCGATGATTGGTTTGATAGTAGAAAGCGAAGATGCGGAACAGGAAGGATTTGCAGGTGGATTCGGAGTTCAAATGGAGGATGAAAATACTGCAGAAAGTAAGCAAGAACAACCTAAAATCCAACTAGACCATGGAACTTTAGTAGTGGGAAAACCGGGAGAAAAGATTAAGGAGTTTTCTACTTCAAGACCGAATAAAAACTTTAAAGAGTTTGTGGAAGCAATCTATGAGGAAATTGGAGCAAATTTGGAAATCAGTAAAGAAGTTTTGATGTCAAGTTTTAAAAATTCCTATAGTGCTGCAAAAGCATCTTTAGAAGAAGCACATCAAAGATTTCAAGTTTCCAGAAAGATTTTAGAAAGGACTTTTTGTCAGCCAGTTTATGAAGAATTTATTTTGGAATTGATAAAAAATGGAGATATTGATTGTCCAAGATTTTTTGAAGATGAATCCATTCGTTATGCATTTACTCGTTGCATTTGGGTCGGAGCTGGAAAATCATCTTTGGATCCACTCAAAGATGCAAATGCAAACATGAAGGAATTGCAAAATTTCACAACAAGCCGAAGTATCATAGCTGCTACAGGTGGATATGATTATGAGGAAATCTTTAGAGAGAGAGCGGAAGAAGAAAAAGAATTGGCTATTCTTGAAAAAGATTTAATCAAGATTCGTAAGGGGGTGAAAGAGAATGGCGAAAAATAAAAAATTCTTTGAAATTAACAATTTAACAGAAGGTGTTGCAGAAATTCGGATTTATGGAACGATTACAAAATGGGCATGGGAAGAATATGGAGAAGTGAGTTCACATAGTTTTGCAAAAGAGTTAAAAAACTTGAAAAATATTTCAAAAATTAACTTGAGAGTAAATTCCAGTGGAGGAGATGTATTTGAAGCAAATGCTATCTTTAATTTGCTGAAAAGCTATGCAAAAGAAAACAATGTAGAAATTACCGGATATATAGATGGATTAGCTGCCAGTGCAGCGAGTTTCTTAGTTTTATGTGCCGATAAAGTCATAATGGGAGTAGGATGTTTATTTATGATTCACAATCCTTGGACATATGTGAGAGGGAACACAAAAGAACTAGGGGAAACGATAGATTTTTTAAATAAAATAAAAGAATCTATTTTGGACATTTATGAAACAAAAACAAAACTTACTAGGCAGGAAATTTCTCAAAAAATGGATGAGGAAAAATGGTTTTCTGCAAGTGAAGCATTAGAGAGCGGTTTTGTGGATGAGATTAGTGAAATGAGAGATGCAGAGAATAATATTTTAAATGCTGCAAGAGAAGATTTTGTACAAAATTTCATTAATCCAGAAATTTTAAAGAATAAAGTGGAAGAAATAAAAAATAAAATAGAATTAAAAAACAATCAAGGAGGAGAAGAAATGCCAAAAAATTTACAAGAACTATTAGCACAATGTCCAGACTTAATGAATGAATATAAAGCGCAAATAGTTGCTGAAATTGCAAATCAGGAGAAAGAAAAAGTAGAGGCAGCGATTAGAGAGGAAAGAAATAGAATTAAGGCTTTAGAGGATATTCCTGTATTGAACGACAAACAAAAAGAAATTATTGCAAAGGCAAAATATGAGGAAGCGAGGGATCCGAAAGACATTATGGCAGAATTTTATATGTCAAATGCAAATAAGGCTGCAGCAGAAATTCAAACAGCAACAGCGGAAGCCAATGAGGTAGGATTGAATACCATTACACCTTCTGTAACAAACGAAGTAGAAGAAGGGGTTGTTGACCAATTGTGTGCAGCAGCAAAAAATATTTTTGATGGAGAAAAATAAAAAGGAGATGAGAATGGATGGCAAAGAGTAATAGATTTGAGCAACAAGCAGATGTGAGAATGTTTCAAGGGAGTTTCCCTGTTGAAACTTTGAATATGACATTAAAAACAAAAGTCGAAGCAGGAGATGTGATTGCACTTGATACGAGTGGAAATCTTGGAAAATATGATGGAGCGACTTATACAGATGTCTACGGAGTGGCTTATGAAACAATTGAGGCACCGGGAGAAGCAGTTATCATTTTAACCGGAGGATTAGTAAAAGGATTTTTAAAGTTTGGTTTACATGAGAAAAAATTAGTGGTTGCATTGAGAAAAGTGGGAATTTTTGTAAAATAAGGAGGATTAAAAATGCCGGGATTTTATACACCAAAAACAATCAGAAAAGTAAGACAAAATTTAGATAATAAAAGAGATTTTTTAACAGAGTTATTTTTTTCAAAGTCAAATACAGTTACGACTGAAGATGTAATTTTGGAATACACGAAAGCAGGAGAAGCGGTAGCACCATTTTTGACACCATTGGAAGCAGGAGGACCTGTTTATAACAAGTCTAAAAAGTCAAATATCATCAAGGCTCCTTCGATTGGTCCGGAATATACTTTAACACCAAAAGATGCGTTCGATAGAGCTCCGGGACAATCAGATGATGATTACAATCCTATCAAGCGAATTGGAGAACGAATGGCAGAAATTCTATTAGATCAAGAAAATTATATCAAAAATAGAATTGAATTGATGGTTTCACAATTCTTAACCACAGGAGTTGTAAAATCAGAAGATGGAAAAGTGGGATATGAGGTAGATTATGAGTTAGGAAATAAATCAACATTAGATTCTTTGCATAAATGGACAGCATCAGGAATTGAGCCATTGGAAAGTTTGGATGAAATGATTTCTTCTGCAGAAGTGAATGGGTTGAAAACAGAAAATGTGGTATTAGGTTCCAAGGCAGCGAATTTATTAACAAAATCAAAAGGATATAAAGATGCAATTTCAAGAGATTTGCAAAGTGAATTCGTGAAAAAAGCGGTGCGGTTATATCCAGGAATTGTTTGGTTAGGAACTTATATGAAATTTGGAGTAGAGCTATTCTCGTACAATCGAAAAGTAATTGGAGAAGATGGGAAAGCAATCCAATTGTTACCAACCAACATGGTAATTGGTGGACCATCTCAAGGAGAAATTTTATACGCTCCAATCATATATATGGCTGATGGCATGGTTCATGTGAAGAAAAGATATTCTAATGTGGATACGACAAATCCAAAAATAGCGAAAATTACGACAGAATCAAGACCGGTATTACAACCATGTGACGTTGACACATATTTTTCAGTAACAGTTTGTGAAGCTTAATCAAAGAGGGGAGCTTTCCCCTCTTCATGGAAAGGAGAACTATGAAAGTAAAATTTTTAAGAAATTATGGAGAATATAAGATTGGGGATATTGCGGAGTTTGATGGAGAGGAACTGGAATATATTTTCAACACATTAACGGCAATTTCTGTGAAAGATGATTTCGAGAGTGACGAAATTGAGGAAGAGCAAGAAGCAGGGATTATGGTTGCATTCAATACAGAAGAAAATCCAACAGATGGATTATCAGAAGAAGAGTTGGAAGGAAGAGCTAAAAAAGCAACGGAAGAAGATCATGAGTTGAAAAAAGAAACTAGTAAGCGAGGAAAAAGAGGAGAAAAATGAATTTCAAGGAGCAGCTTCAAGAAGAATTAGAAATATTTTTAAATATGGAAGAATTTGGAGAAGTATTTACTTTGGATTCTGTTGAATATGTTGGAGTTATTGAACAACCAAATTCAGAAGTTCCGAAGGAAGAATATGAAGGTGTGATTCGTGAAGTTGATTTTATTGTATATACAAAATATCAAGAGCCTTTGGAAAAATATACTTCAGGAAAGCAAGTATGGTTGAATAAAAGACTGTTAGTTGTACATCGTGCTTATGAAGAACAAGGACTGTTTGTGATGGAACTCGCAGAAAGGAATAGATTCTAATGGAACATTTTTTAGAAGTGAAAAACTTAGAAGTGGCAGAAGCTATGCTGAGAGGCATTCCAAATGGAATAGAAAGAGCTGTAGCTGGTACAGTTAATAAGGCTTTAGGAAAAGTAAAAACAGAAATGAAAGCAAAAGTAACTTCAGAATATAACATCAAAAAAATGGAAGTGGAAAAACTGTTGGTTTTGCAGAAAGCAAATTTCTCTACGTTAAGAGGAACTATTTCTGCAAAATCACGTAGAACACCTCTTATAAAATTTATGACATCGGGAAGGGAAGATGGAATCATTGTTGAAGTTAACAAATCTGAAATGTCAAAAATTTTAAGAGGTAATCCAAAATATTACGGGAAACCATTTTTAGCGACTATGCTAAATGGGCATAAAGGGATTTTTCAAAGAAGTGATACTAAAAGAAGAAAAATGACATCAGGAAAAAATGAAGGCAAGAAGCAAGTGCCGATAGCACAACTTTATTCTTTAAGTATTTCTGAAATGTTGGGTTCAGAAACAGTGTCAGAATATGCAGTAGAAAAAGGACAGGACTATTTAGAGCAAATTATGGCAAAAGAGGTAGATAGAATACTGAAAGGATATGTAAAATGATAGATGTAAGAATACTGGAATTAAGCATAAAAACTCTCATAGAACCTTTGATTGAGGGACAGTTATATGATGTCTATCAAGGCGAAAAAAGAGAGATACAAATTCATACAGGAATGTTACCTCCGGATCCGGAAGAAACTATAATTCCGGCAATAACAATTAGAACAATTAAAGGTAAAAATTCACTAATGGATAAAATTTTGACAGCGGTTGTTTCTATTGGAATTTTTGATAAAAATGCTGAAAGCGGATATATAAAAATTTCAGAGTTGACACAGAAAATATTTGATACATTGTTGAAAGTTGGAATATTAGAAAATAGATTTGAAATCTTGCCTGAAGCTGAGTGGAGTCATCCGGAAACACAGCCATATCCTTATTATTTAGGGTTTATTAAGTTAAATGTAACGTATGAAAAAGATTACAGAGAAGATTATAAAGATTGGCTAGATGGAGGTGAGTAAGTTGGCAAAAACAAAAAAAGAAGAGGTTGTAGAGGAGAAAATGTCAAAAATGTACATAGGTCCTACAATTTCAAAGTATAATTTGATAGAAAACAGTGTTTATTTGAATACTTATCCAAACAATGTACAACAAGCCATAAAAGAGTATCCAATTGCAGCTAAGTTATTTATAGATACAGAAAAAATTCATGAAAGAAATAGAATATATTACGGTTTATTGAAAGAAAAATTAGGAGGGAAATAGATGGCATTTAGACATGGAGTAACAGGAAATGAAAGTCCTACACGATTGATTGCAGCTGTTAGTGATGGAATTACACCGGTATATGTTGGAACAGCTCCAATCAATCTTTGTGAAAAACAATATATAAACGAACCTATGTTGTGTAGTTCGTATGCAGAAGCAGTAGAATATTTTGGGTATTCAGATGATTTTAAAAATTATACCCTATGTGAAGCAATTGATACTCATTTTTCTAAATTTAACATAGGACCTATTGTTTTAATCAATGTATTGGATCCAAGCAAGCATAAAAAAGAAGTTTCTAATAAAAGTATTTCTCAGGTAGATGGAATGTATTTATTAGAAGATACCGGTATTCTTGCAGATACTGTGGTTATTACAAGTCCATTTGAACATACTAAAAAATTTAATGAAAAAGGGCAACTACTATTGATTCCTACAGAGGAAAAATCAGGAGCTATTCAAGTAAGATATAACACATTGGATCCAACAGCAATTAAAAATAAAGAAATTATTGGAGGAATTGACGGAGAAACAGGAAAGAAAACCGGATTGGAAGTGGTAGCCGATGTATTTCCAAAATATAGAAAAGTTCCAAGCTTATTATT